CGTCAGCGTCTTTAATAGTTAGTAAATTAAGTTAAAAGAATGGATATTCGTAAAATATCTATTGGCCCGGACTATAAGTCGGGAGCTATGCACTACTTAGTAGGGCAAGAAATCCTTGGAGCTTCCCACAATATACACCTTATTCAATACGATAAAGAAAACTCTTCTTATAAGATTTGGATTCAACGTGAGGATGTTATAGTTTTGTGGAAAGAGTTTAACTCTAACATTCCAATTTCAATCGAATACAATATAAACTTCTAGTATGAGTAAAGATAAAGAGTGTAAATGCGTTGGCAACTGCAAGTGTACAGAAATGGATAATTGGCTACACGACTTAGAGTCTAAAGAGCAACCTGAAGCTTGCAGCATTGACGATGATGACTGTGAAGCTTGTGGCTCTTAATGAAATCCCCTTTTAATTTTATAGTAAGACCTATTGAGGGTAAACGATACAATAACACCAAGACTATTGGTGGGATGGAGTTTATCGTAAACACCTCAGAAGAAGAACATAAGTTCTCTAATAGGCAGGCTACAGTAGTAGAAACTCCTGTAGGATATGAAGGCCCTATAAACATAGGCGATATTCTTTTAGTACATCATAATGTATTTAAGTTTTATAACGACATGAAAGGTAGGCGGAAGAGTGGTAAAAGCTTTTTTAAAGATGACCTTTTTTTTGTAGACAGCGACCAATTTTATTTATATAAGCAAGACGACAAGTGGAATAGCCACGACAGGTTTTGTTTTGTTAAACCTATAGAAGTATTAGATAGCTTCATGGACAAGTCTTGTAAGTACGAGCCACTTATGGGGGATATGGTTTATCCAAATGAGTACCTTAAATCCCAAGGGATTTATAATGGTGATAGGATATACTTTACACCTGATAGTGAGTATGAATTTACAATAGATGGCGAAACTCTTTACAGGGTGTTTGACCATCAGGTAGCAATGAAGGCTTAGCATGGATTCTACAGAGTTAAGGAAAGAAATTATAGAGGCAGGATATAAAGCTGTTAAGCAACTAATAAAGGTTGCTAAAGAGGAAATTATAAAGCCTGACCCTGAAGATGAGTTGGCTGCAGATAAATTAAAAAATGCAGCAGCATCTAAGAAATTGTCTATATTTGATGCTTTTGAAATATTAAAACGTATTGACACAGAAAGTGATAACCTTAAATTAGAGTCACAAGGACCTAATAGAACTGATACTAAACAAGGATTTGCAGAACGAAGGTCAAAATAATTTATGCCGTATAGTACCTGACTATATACCTAAAGGTCCACTATCTAAAAAAAATAGCAGTCACAGTTGGTTGTATGGTTATAATGAAAAGTACGACTTTGTAAATATATCTAAGACCGGACAGGTAGGAGATATAGTAGAAATATCAGGACTTAAAATAGGCCTGCCTAAAAGACCTGAATTAACTCCTCAAAGACATACCACCAAATCACTTCAGTATTGGGAGCGTGAAGAGTTTCCAAAAGAACTTCAAAGAATAATATCTATATTCCAATGGAATGAAATGCCTAGCAACTTTAAAGATAGGTGGGTAGATTATATTGAGGCTGAATTTGATAGAAGGGAAGATGGGCATTGGTTTATGAATGAAGGGTTGCCTACATACATAACAGGCTCTCACTATATGTACTTACAGTGGACTAGTATTGATATAGGTTACCCTGACTACCGTGAGGCTAACAGAATCTTTTTTATTTTTTGGGAAGCGTGTAAAGCTGATAAGCGTTCATTTGGAATGACTTATTTAAAGATTAGACGTTCAGGGTTTTCTTTTATGGGGTCTTCAGAGGCAGTAAACTCAGGTACTTTAGCAAAAGATTCAAGAGTAGGTATATTATCTAAGACAGGTTCAGATGCTAAAAAAATGTTTACTGATAAGGTTGTACCAATATCAAACAGGTTGCCTTTCTTTTTTAAGCCTATACAAGATGGGATGGATAAACCTAAGACTGAATTAGCCTTTAGAATTCCTGCTTCTAAAATTACAAAGAAAAATATGCACGAAGTTGTTGCGGAAGAGCTTGAAGGGTTGGATACCACGATAGATTGGAAGAACACAGATGATAACTCTTATGATGGTGAGAAATTAATACTGCTTGTACACGATGAAAGTGGTAAATGGATTAAGCCAAACAATATACTAAATAATTGGCGTGTAACTAAAACTTGCTTGCGGTTAGGTAGTAAAATTATTGGTAAGTGTATGATGGGTTCTACATCAAATGCACTATCTAAAGGTGGTAGTAATTACAAAAAACTTTATGAAGATTCAGATGTAAATAACAGAAACGCTAATGGTCAAACCAAGAGCGGTATGTATTCTTTATTTATACCTATGGAGTGGAATATGGAAGGGTTTATAGATAAGCACGGTATGCCTGTTTTAACTAAGCCAACTAAATCTATACTAGGAGTAGATGATGAAATGATTTCTAACGGAGCTGTAGACTATTGGAATGCAGAAGTTGATTCACTTAAAAGTGACGCTGATGCGTTAAATGAATTTTATAGACAGTTCCCTCGTACTGAGTCTCACGCATTTAGAGATGAGAGTAAGTCCTCATTATTTAACCTTACTAAGATATACCAACAGATTGACTACAACGATTCAACCATAAAAGAACACTACACTACACAGGGCTCTTTTCATTGGAAGGACGGTCAAAAAGATACAGAAGTTATATTTAGTCCTGACACAAGAGGAAGATTCTTGGTTAGTTGGGTTCCTAATAAAAACCTACAGAACAACGTAATAACAAAACGAGGAATGAAGTATCCGGGTAATGAGCACATAGGTTCATTCGGGTGTGATTCATATGACATATCAGGAACGGTTGGTGGTAAAGGTTCTAATGGCTCTTTACATGGTCTAACCAAGTTTAATATGGATGACGCACCAAGTAGTGAGTTCTTCTTAGAGTATATAGCTAGACCTCAGACTGCTGAGATATTCTTTGAAGAAGTTCTTATGGCTTGCATATTCTATGGAATGCCAATACTCTGTGAAAACAACAAACCTAGGTTACTTTATCACTTTAAAAATAGAGGGTATAGAGGTTATTCTATGAACAGGCCTGATAAGCAGTTTAATAAACTCTCTAGAACTGAGAAAGAATTAGGTGGAATACCTAACTCATCTGAGGATGTAAAACAATCACACGCATCAGCTATTGAGTCGTATATTGAAAAGCATATAGGTCTAGATATGAGTGGTGCTTATAGAGATATGGATGATATGGGGACTATGCCGTTCCCAAAAACGTTAGAGGATTGGGCGAGGTTTGATATTAACAACAGAACTAAGTTTGATGCTTCTATAAGTTCAGGACTAGCTATAATGGCAAACCAAAAGCATAGCTACCTTCCGGAGCAAAAACAGTCAAAAATTAGTATTACCTTTGGCAAGTATAACAACAAAGGGTCAATCAGTGAATTATTAAGATAGATGAAAGAGGTAAATATAAATATTGCGTCAGCAGGTTTCCCAAGTCAATTTGTATCTGATGCTGAAAAAGCTTCAGACGAATTTGGATTACAGATAGGTCAAGCTATTCAGTATGAATGGTTTAAGAAGGATTCTAACAATTGTAAATTTTACGACCAACAGAGAGACTTTAGAAGATTACGTCTATACGCTAGAGGTGAGCAATCTATTGCTAAGTATAAAAATGAATTAGCTGTTGATGGTGATTTGTCTTACCTTAATTTAGATTGGACTCCTGTTCCTATACTGCCAAAGTTCGTTGACATTGTAGTTAACGGGATGTCAGGTAGATTATTTAAAGTAAATGCATACGCTGAAGATTCTATGTCTCTATCTAAGAGAAGTAAGTATCAGGATATGATACAGGGTCAGATGGCTGCTAAGGAAGTTCTTACAACAATACAGAATAACACGGGGATGAATCCATTTACTATGGACCCTAGTGACTTACCTGAAAATGATGAGGAGCTTTCGCTTTACATGAATTTAAACTATAAGCCTGCAATTGAAATAGCTGAAGAAGAAGCTATTAATACATTGTTTGCTTCTAATAAATATGTAGACCTACGTAAAAGGTTTGACTACGACCTTACTGTTTTAGGTATAGGTGTAGCAAAGCATGAGTTTTTACCCGGTTCAGGCGTAAAGATTAGCTACGTAGACCCTGCAAATATAGTATACAGTTATACGGAAGACCCTCACTTTAAAGATTGTTTTTATTGGGGAGAGATTAAGACATTGCCTATAGTAGAGCTAATGAAAATTGACCCTTCATTGACAAACGAAGACTTAGAGCAAATATCAAAGTACAGTCAGAGTTGGTATGATTACTACAACTCAGCTCAGATGTTCCAAGACAATATATTTTCTAGAGACTCAGCTACACTTCTATACTTTAACTATAAGACCACAAAAAAAATTGTATACAAAAAGAAAGTATACGATAATGGTGGTTCTAAGATGATTGAGAAAGATGACCAATTTAATCCACCACAAGAGATGATGGATGAAGGTAACTTTGTGAAAGTTGAGAAGACGATTGATGTTTGGTACGATGGTGTTATGGTTATGGGAACCAACATTATACTTAAATGGGAGTTAGCTGAGAATATGGTCCGACCTAAGTCAGCTAGTCAGTATGCTATACCAAACTACGTAGCTGTTGCCCCAAGAATGTATAAGGGAGTTATTGAATCATTAGTAAGAAGGATGATTCCTTTTGCTGATTTAATTCAGATGACACACTTAAAGTTACAGCAAGTTATATCTAAGGTTGTCCCGGATGGTGTTTTTATAGATGCAGATGGATTAAATGATGTAGACTTAGGTACAGGTAACGCTTACAACCCTGAAGACGCTTTAAGATTATACTTCCAAACAGGTAGTGTTATTGGTAGAAGCTATACTCAGGAAGGTGATTACAATCAAGGTAAAGTACCTATTACTCAGTTAACGTCAAGTTCAGGGGCTAGTAAGACTCAAATGCTTATTGGTAACTATAATCATTACTTAGGAATGATACGTGCTGTAACAGGCTTAAATGAAGCGAGAGACGGTTCTACTCCCGACCCTAATTCTTTGGTTGGTGTAAATAAGTTGGCTGCATTAAATTCTAACACAGCTACAAGACATATACTTGACGCAAGTTTATTTATATACAGAAGTTTAGCTGAAGCTTTAACGTACAGAATATCTGATATTTTGCAGTACGCTGACTTTAAAGATGAGTTTGCTAATCAGATAGGGAAATATAACGTATCCATACTTCAAGACGTTAACGACTTATATATATATGACTTTGGAATCTTTATTGAGGTATCTCCTGATGAAGAAGAAAAATCACAGTTAGAGCAGAACATTCAAATGGCTCTTTCTAAAGGTGATATAAACTTAGAGGATGCAATTGATATTAGAGAACTTAGAAATCTTAAGGTTGCTAATCAGCTACTTAAAGTTAAACGTATTAAGAAGCAAGAGCGAGACGAGAAGATGGCTATGCAACAGCAAGCTGTTACGGCTCAACAGCAAATTAAGTCTCAACAAATGGCTGCTCAAACGGCTATGCAGAAAATTCAAGCTGAGACTCAAGCCAAGATGCAGATTAAACAAGCAGAGGTTGCATTTGATATTGAAAGAATGAATAACGAAGCTCAACTAAAATCTGTTCTTATGGATAAGGAGTTTGACTTTAATATGCGTTTAAGAGATATATCAGAAAATGCACTACAGAACAGGGAGAATCAACGTGAAGACGCTAAGAGTTCTCGTATAAGTCAGCAGAATACAGAACAAAGTAAATTAATAACTCAGAGGAAAAACAATCTTCCTCCTCAGACATTTGAGTCAAATGAGGATAGTTTAGATGGTTTTGATTTGTCTGAATTTTCACCTAGATAATATGGCGGCAAGCGGAAGAACTAAAAAGAGTAATAAAATATGTCCTTCAGGGATTGCTTGGGCTAAAAAAACATTTGATAGATACCCATCAGCATATGCAAATATGGCTGCAAGTAAATACTGCAAAGACCCTAACTACGCTAAAAACTCTAAAAAATAAAACTATGGCATTTAAGATTCATATGATGTACAAAGGTAGTCAGGCTATTAAAGCTGCTACAAACAAAGACCATTTGTCTTTAAAGAAAAGAGGTTTTTCACATACAAAACCTAAGCCAAAAACAAAGCCAAAGTATTAATGGGTGAGCTTAAGAAGTGGAGAGACGAAAAGTGGGTTCGTATTGGTACTGATGGTTCTATTAAAGGAGCCTGCGGTACTAGCAAGGATAACAAAAATCCTGACCGATGTTTACCGTTAGCTAAGGCTAATAGTATGTCTAAAGCTGAAAGAGCTGCAACAGCTAAGAAGAAAAAGAAAAGTGGTAGGACTAAGCAATTTGTATCTAATACCAAGGCAGGCAAGGTTACGTCTAGGTATGCTTAAATCGTATTAATTAATTGTTTAACTTTGCATAAAATCAAATCAAATGGAAATTAAAGTAAGAGCACTCGATGATGTAGGAGAAAAATCTACAGCACAGGTTGAAGAAGAATTACTTCAGAAGCACGAAGATAAATTCGAAGACTCAACAAGTAATGAACAGGTTGTAGTCGAGCAACCACAAGAAGAGGTACAAGGGTTAACCGAAGACCAAGTTCTTTCACATATTAAAGAAAGATACAATAAGGAGTTTACATCAATGGATGATATCTTTGAAGAGAGAGAGACTCAAGAAGAATTACCTGAAGATGTAGCAGCTTATTTTAAGTATAAAAAAGAAACAGGTCGAAGCATTAAGGATTATGTTGAATTACAGCGTAATTATGATGATGCAAGTCCTGAATCTTTGCTACGAGATTATCTTAAAACTACGGAGACTGCTCTAGACGATGACGATATACAGTCATTAATGGATGAGTACTCCTACGATGAAGACTTGGATGACGAGTCACAGATTAAGAAAATTAAAGTAGCAAAGAAAAAAGCTATTGCTAAGGCTAAGAATTATTTCACAGAGCAACAAGAAATGTATAAGCAACCCCTTGAGTCAAGTGGTAGTGGTGTTTCGGAAGGCGAAAAGAAGCAATACGAAAGCTATAAGCAATATTTAAATGAAGCGGCAACGCAGCAAGAGGAAACTAAAAGAAGGTCTGAGTGGTTTACACAAAAGACTGAAGAGGTATTTAACAATGATTTCAAAGGTTTTGATTTCAAGATTGGAGAAGACCAAATCACTTTTAGTCCCGGTAACGCAGAAGAAACTAAGAAGTTACACCAATCACCTATGACTTTTGTTAACAAGTATTTAGATGATAGTGGCTTAATGAAAGACGCTGCAGGTTACCATAAAGCGTTAGCGGCTGCAATGAACCCTGATAAGTTTGCTCAGTATTTTTATGAGCAAGGCAAGGCAAATGCAACAGAGGATGTAATGAGGAAGACTAAGAACATTAATATGACAACTCGTAACACACCTGAAGTATCGTCTAAATCAGGAACACAGTTTAAGTCTTTAGGAAACGACTCAGGTCGTGGTTTAAAGATTAGAAGTATTAAAAGAAAATAAATTTAAAAACTAGAAAAAATGGCAGGAGCTATTACAGGAAACGGATTTGACTTACAGCCAAGTTCGGAACAAGTTGCTTTAAGCAGCAATTATATTACAAATTTTGATTTCTTAAATCAGTATCTACCTGATACTTACGAGAAGGAATTTGAGCGTTATGGTAATCGTACCGTAGCATCTTTTTTACGTCTAGTTGGTGCAGAGATGCCATCTAACTCTGACCTTATCAAATGGGCAGAACAAGGGCGTTTACATTCTAAGTACACTAAATGTACCGTTAATGCAGCAGGTG